CAGTGCCTTGCGTGCTAATACGAATCCAGCGGTACGCATATCCAGCTTCCGGTTTCGGGTCTGGTAATAGGTCTGGGATCGCCCACTTGGTGGGGCGCTCAAACTTGTCGCGGGTTTCTAGGTCACGGGCCAAACGGTTAACTTTAGTGTCATTCATATCATTTCCTCATTTCTTCAGCAACCTTACGAGCATAAAGTTCCAATGGAACATTTAGCCGCTTGGCGATATTCACCTGTGATTGACTTAGTACGACCTTGCGGGGCGCAGTACTTCGTGTGGCTGGTGCGACCACGTTCCGTTTGTTGGTGCGCTGAGTAGAAGCATCAGCGGTTTCCTCAGAGTTGAACTTCTCTGGAAACACTTCTCGCACCCGAGCATCGACTTTATCATAGTATTCATCTGACCGTGGGTCAACTCCAGCCTTGACTAACTTATTATGTAAGCCAAGGGCAAAGCTGGTCATCTCATCATCTGAACCGAACCAGTCGTTATTCCGTGTCCATGATATAGCCTTTTCGTCAACTGGCTGTTGTATTTGTGCAACAGGCGTTTCTTCCGGGGCGGGGGCGGGTTTGAAGTTATTCACCCGCTCCGACTTCATTTTGATGATGGTCATCTGCTCTTGTGCGTTAACCATAGCATCAGAATCACCCGACTCAAAAGCATCTTTGTATTGCTTTTTGGCATCATTTAATTCGTTGGCAACCACTTTCTTGGCCTGCTCCAACAGGGCTTGCTGGCCTTGATTTAAAGAGCCTTTGAGTTTTTTATTCTCCTCAAAGATCACCTGTGCGGCCCGAATAGCTTCTTCTCGCTCACGTATCGCGGTCTCTTTAGCCCTGCGCTCTTCGTGGTAGCCCTTGGTAAAGTGCTTTAGCCGTTTCTTAGCACTCTCAGTGTAAGACTCTAGTTCCTCATCGGTGGGGTCGGTTGGCGCTTCCGTCATAAGTGCGCGGTTGCGGTCTTCTTCCGGGGTGTCGTCCACCACTTCAATCTCAGGCGTAACCACTTTACTACCTAGCCGGGAAGTCTTCTCTTCAATCTCGTGGGGGAATTCAAATTCAGTTTTTTCCATGTCTGCTCCTTAAACGCGAGTGATGCCACGGGGGTCTTGCACAACAGCCTGAACTGAATCATCGTTAATGATCCTGAATTCCTGCCCATGAATCTTGATGCGAGTCCCGGTGTTGGGCCGTACCAAAACAAAATCGCCGTTTTTACATGCGGCCCCGCTAGGGAATCGTTTCTCGTCCTTGAAAGCGTCTGGGCCAATCTTGACCACAAACAACACAGGAGAAAGCAGTTCTTCATACTGCATCGTCTGTCCAGATTTGATCAGCCCGTTGTCGTACTTTTCATCGGCCTCTGGCAGGATACACAGAATGTGATAAGTCGCCGGTTCTGGAATCTGTTTGGCCTTTTCCTCTGCTGTGTTGGGTAGCACTGATACCGGCCCGGTGGGGTCTAGTGTCTGACCTATTAAAAGTTCACTCATCCATATTCTCCATTTTTTGACGCAGGTCTTGAATATCAAGTCTGGCGAGGTTCAGACCGTAGATTACCCCGCAGATTCTTTGGTACTCTCCAAAGTCTTTGATGCCACCGCGAGTTAATGCAGTAGTCAAATTTTGTTCATGCTCGTTGAGTTTCTTCTCAAGCGTGTCTAGCTCAGTCATTTGAGTTCCTTCCTAGCGCGTTCAGCGTGAGACATTTTCTGCCGATGAGTTAGAGCATTCTGCATAGACTTCTGGGCGTGGACATGACCCCCGTGGGCCATGCCCTGCTGGTGGAGTTCCTGACTCTGCCCCATCTCTTGGGCGTGTTTCTGCTGCATCATCTGCAACTGCGCCTGTTGCTGCGCCATCTCTTGCTGGTGTCTCTGCGCCATCATCTGGGGGTCTTCTCCGGCTTGCCGTTGTTTAAGCTCTAACTCAGCCTGTTTGATAGCCAAGTCTCCTTCAACTTTTTTAGCCTTGGTATCAGCATCTTGTTTCTTAATCTCCAACTCAGCTTGCTGCATCTGCACCAATGGGTTCTGCGCTTGCTCTTGAGCCTGCTGCTGCTGGGCTTTTGCCATGTTCAACTGCTGTAGTTGGACTGAGGCTTGCGCCACCAACCGGGAAAGCTGAACCTCAATCTGCTCTGGCAGTTTCTCAGTAGGGGGAGGAAGTGGGACGCCCAGTTGCTCTTCGATCTTTCTCCTATACAAGAACGCCAGATGTTCTGCAAGGTGGGCTTGGATAGCTGCTCCCATCTGCTGTGCCATCGGACTTTGCCCAATCTGCTGGGCAATCATCGGGTCTTTCATAAACGAAGTGTGGGCCGCAATATGGGCTTCTTGGTCTTGGTACATGAAGGCATGTGTCGGCTCTCCCCGCAAGAACCCCATGTTCTCCGTAATAGGGTCGAGTGGCTGCTCGTCCTCTTTCATCGGTACAAGTTTCTCGGCGTTCTTCACTCCCAGAACCTCAATCATCTGCCGGTGTAGCAGTGGTAAGTTGTAAATCTGAGGTGCGCCCTGAGCCAACTGCATGATGGCCTGATACTGCATGATCCTTTGCGCCATCGTAGAGCTATTGGGGTCGCTGACAGGTATCACTTCAACCATGTCGTAGTCAGCCTGTTTGGCTGCGCGGTTACCCTTCTGTGGGTCGTACTCATACTCCAGCGGGGCGTAGTCGCGGATGATATTTTTGAGGAGCTTAAACTCCTGTTTCATGGAGTAGTGAACACGCGCTTGAACGGCGCTCATCACTTTAAGCTGCCTTTCAAGTATGGCTAGTGTTGTACCGACCGGCGCATTGGCGCTCATGTCGCTGACCTTCATATCAGCAATCGAACCTAACCTGCGGCCCTCTTCGGTTATTCGTTCTAACAGACCCGCTAGAACTTGTGATGGCTCCTTATAAGGAAGAGCCATGATGTTGTCGCGCACCGTACCAGACGCTACATCCACATCCCGAAACTCTCCGGGAGCGATAGGTGTGTCGTCTCCTTTAATCCTGAGTCCTCTGGTCTTCAAACCACCGGGAAGATTAGACAGCGTTCCTGCATCTACAAGCTGGCGAATCAGTGAAGTACCCGCACGGGCGTAGCCACCGATCAGGTGTACAAAGCCAAATCCGTAAGCACCAAAGCCGGGGATGTAGTCGTACTGGACAAAGTGTTGTCGCTTGAGTCTGAGTACATCTTCCTCTTCCCAGTTTCTATAGATAGCCAGTACCTTATTGCTGCCTTTGTCTATACTGACAATATAGGGTAAAGCAATGCCATCTTCATCCTCATATCCGGGCATGTCGTAATCGACTTGAATCTCGTAGATTTGATACCGATCATCGTCCGTTAACGTGTAGCCTTGGCCTTCAGCTTTCTTCTTCTCTACATCGGTGTGTATCTGTACGGGTTCGCCTAGATCAATGTCGCAATAGAAACCCGCAACCTGTAGTTTCTTGACATCGTTCTTGGTCTTACGCATGGTGTGCGTAACCCGTTCCGCTGTTCGCGCTCCGCTTGAGCCGTAGGGTATAACGATGTCTTCAGCCGGGATAAAGACTGAGGTCTGCCGCCCTAAACTGGGGTCGTAGTACACCTTCTTAAACGCCGCACCGGCTAGGCCAAGATTAAACAGCATCCGCTCATGTTCTGGGCGATATTCAGGCATTTCTTCGGTCAGTTTAAAGTTCATGTCCTCCCGTACACGCTCAGCCGCTTCTTCTTTAAGCCTGTCAATAGCGCCAATAATCTCAGTCTTCACCGGGCCAGCAGCGGGGAATGTTTCAATGATGGTCTCGGATTGGAACCGGATCGCCGCTTCAGTCAAGACAGTAGAGTAAACCCCACAAGCTCCGTTCCACGGCTCAGTCCTCTCTTCATACTTCATCCCCAAGACCTCTAGTCCACGGACGAACATCTCCACCCAATCTTTTCGACTCGCAATGTCGGTATCCACTAACCCCATCAAATCATCTGCAACTTTACCCAAGTCGCCTTCATTCATTAGCTCAGCGAGATTGACATCAAAAGCTTCGTCTTCATCCTCGTCCTCTTCAACTACTAGACTTGCTATACCTATCACTTCCGGTTCGCCAATTTCAATTTCAATCCCCCCACTTGAGTCTTCATCTAGAAAATCCATAGGGGTTAAGGCTTTGTCAATATTAGTTGCCATATATTCTTTCAGTAAAAAGAGGATCGTCTACCGGATTTAAAATATCTAAGCGGTTCTGGCTCATCACTAGGGAGACGTAAGAAACCACCTTGCCTAAAACGCATAAGTGCAAGCGTAGTTGCATCTACCAAGTCGTCATGCTCCCCGCTAGGGAACGCAGCAATCTCATCAACAAGTTCTTCTGCCCAGCGGGTCTGCGGAATCCACACTTTTCCAGACGCAATTATGTCGGAAACAGCGTTTAGCCTAGCAATCTTGTCTTGTCCTTTGCTAGGAGTGTACTCCTGCACAGGTATGCCCATAGACCGCAACTCGTAGATCAGCGGCGCTCCAGTGGCTTTCTTCTCAATCAGCAGCCCATCTGGCTCCCAATCTTGGTACTCTTTAAGCACATCTCGCTTCAAATCAACCCATTCAACTCGTTTTTTGTATGTGTTGAGCAGGATAATGTTTGGTAGCCCGTGGTCTTCGTTGAGGTTAAAGATACCCCATGTTGTACCTGCGGAGTAGTCTGCCCTTTGATTTTTCTCAAACGCCGTGTCCCAAGTCTGCAAAATATAATCACACTTGGGAGGCTCAGCGTGTTCCCACCACTTCCACCAATCCCGCTTGACAATAGCCGACTCGTTGCCTATGGGGTTCTGCTGGTATTGAGCTTGCCATTTAGAGTTTGGAAGTTCTTTTTGCAGCGTTGTAAGCTCGTCCAAAGACCAAAACTGGGGCCACAACGGGTTACCACTAGGCAAAATAGCTGGAAACTCAATAATCTCCCACTCCTCACCCCCTCGTGCGGCAGCGGCTTTGGTCACTTGTCCCGTTAAATCCCGGCTTGCCCACCGAGTCATCACTATAACAATAGCCCCACCCGGCTGAAGTCGTTGTCTTGGCCCGGATGTGTACCACTCATACACCTTATCGTAGACTTCGGGGTTGCTTGCAGCCATTGCTGCCTCTTGCTCCGAGTGTGGGTCATCAATAATCAGTACATCTGCGCCTTTACCTGTCACAGCACCCCCAACACCAATAGCAAAGTAGTCCCCCCCTCTACTTGTGTTCCATCGACCGGCTGCTTTGGAGTCTGCTTGAAGTACAAGCTCAGGAAATATGTCGTGGTAGATTTCCGAATCCACTAAATTTCGTACTTTTCGCCCAAAACCAACTGCCAATTCAGCAGTATGTGAAGTTTGGATCACTTTTTTTAGCTGGGTACTTCCCCAAGAACCACGCTGGGAGAAGATACGATGCGAATTCCGATTTTGTATGCCTGGGTGGCATGTTAATGATGAGCCGTCTACAGGT